GAGTTCGGGGCTTTAACCAACTAAGCTATTGTTGCTTAGAAGTATATTATAACGTGCCGTCTTCGTTTTTGTCAATGGTCTCTTCTACTATTTGCTGTACATATTCTGAAAAATGTTTACGTATATTCCCCATTGGCCTGTAGCCAGCAGATTTCCATATTCTCTTATATTCAATTACATTAGAGAATGTAGTTGGACATAATACTATTCCATTATATTCTTTTAATACTGTCGGAAGCGGAACATGTTTGCCACAGCATTTACATTCCTTAGCTTTTTCTTGATATGTACTCATATTATCATCATCCTGTCCATTGCATCTCGTAAGTTTTCTGGCATTCTTGGTGCCCTTATCATATTATATGAGTCGGTCTGCCCGTCATCTTTTGTTCCAAAATCATTATCATAACTCATAGACTCGTATGTATGTATGTTTATTTCTTCATTTGTATCAAATTTACTTCTACTAATAGAGTTATAAATAGCTCCACATACTGCATCTGCCAAGTCTTTTGAGCCTTTTCTTGGGTGATCAACCCTATCTCTCATTATCTTAAGCTGAAGTAGTTCATCAATCAACAACTGAATATGAGGACCAGAAAGTCTTTCTTCCGCCACAATCATAGCCATATCGTCATAGTGTTTTTTAGCGACAGATAGAATCTCTGTATTGATGCCATATTGTTTTAGTTGTTGCATCATATCGTGAGAGTTCCATCTGTCAAAGGTACATACTCGAATCTTAAATCCACGAGTCTTCAAAGAAAGAATATAGTCTTTAACTTCGGTAAAATCTACAGACTTATCTGCTGTAGGGGTCCAGTATCTAACTGCATCAATTTCTACAATAGGAGCAGGCTGAGAATACGTGTCAGTAACTTTAACGTTTACCCATTTATTAACGTGACCCATTGCTACTGCACAATGGTCATGCTTTTGTGCAAGGTCAACGTGTATAAAGTATTCTTTATCTGGATCTGGTATAAACCATTCTTCTAGTCTTCCAAAATTATCTACTGCAAGGTGTGCTTTATTAAATGCCTTTTCAATCTTTTCTCTTGACTTAAAGAATGCATCTACAGCATCTGGTGGCATACAAGCAAATCTAGACAATGCATCTAACGGGTTTGTAAAGAATGCTACTTTAAAATCATCAATCTTTCTTACTGGATTAACTTCCCATGTTGGCCTTTTAAGGGCATATACCCTAGGAATCTTGTATGAAATAATATGATCTTCTTCCCACTCTACACTAAACTCATTACCTTCAGTGTTATCTGGCAAGTCTTCATCCATCTTAAATCTATGATCACGAACTATAGTTTCTTTTTCAGCTACCACCGCATTGTATCTTTGTTGAATATAATCATTTTTATATCTAGGGAATGACAGTAGAATTACCTTGCCAAAGTCTGGGAAACGAGAGTCTACAGATGCACGGTACATATCGTATATAGCCGCACCTGTTTTTGCCTGCTCGTGGCCTGTTGTATTATCAATTGCAAAGCCTGAAATTTCGTCAAGGATAACCACAATTACGTTGTAGCCTTCCCAAGCTTCACGCTCTGAGTGGCCTGAGTGTACTGTAATTGCTTTATCAAACTTAACTTCCGATGCCTTGTCGTTATACTTTCCAGCAAACCAAGGGGACTTATCTATGCGTGTTTTAAATCCTTTAAAGAATACGTTGCTAGCCTGCTGAGAGTTAATAGCAATGTTAATAATATCGATGCTGTCACCTGGAGGTTTGCCGTAATATGTGGCTGGATCTTTAAGACATAGTAGTAAATATACTATATAAGACACTGCAATAGTTGAGCAGTAGTCTTTACCTGACCCTTTTCCTAATTGAGCAACTACTTCATTAGCAGTTTGCTTGAATCTTATTTTTCCTTCTTCTTCTCCAAATAGCTTGATGAGGGTTGACTCTTTATAGATCTGCGAGCTTTTTTCGATAAGAGTGTATTGATAGTCGGAAAGTTCTGGAAGCCCAAGGTATTCTGGACTTCTAACAAACGTTTTAAGATCGACTGGTTTTTCATCGAACTCCTCTCCATCGAGCATATCGATAAGATCTTCAAACTCAAACGACATCGGATTCCTCTACTGGGACTGATTCAACTACTCCAGTGATCTGAGATAATCTCTTTGCAACTTCCATTTTACACTTAGGGCAAGTTGATGTTGTTTCTTTTAAAATTCTAACTAGGATGTCTTGCTTGCGTTCTGTCTCTGCAATTTGTGCAGCAATTTCATTATTTTCAAGTACGCCAATAGACTGCAGCATAGCAATTCTTTTAGTTTCAATATCTGCAATAAGCTTTAATGCGCCAGACTTAATGCCTAGTTGTCCTGATGTGTCTGCATCTTCTACTGTTTTCCACGCCTCTTTAATAAGCATGGCATAATGTTGATCCGCCCCTGAGATAGCCTCTCTGGCACGATCTCGGATATTGCTATCATTGTGTACTACATCTTTCCAGTCGTCAATTAGCTCTAAGACTTCCTTGCGCTGCATACCTGTAATTGTGGCGATCTGAGTAGGCGTACTTCCCTTGAGAAGTTCTTCAACAACCCTGTTCATTCTATCGAAATGCTGTGATAATTCTATTTCGCTCATTATTCTATTATACTTTCAGTCGACTAAAATGTCAATTAGAATTAGCCTTAGCAATTTTAAGAAGAATTAAATAACCTATCATGTCGTCAATGTCATTGTCTCCAGCAAAGCCAGAACCGTTCTTAATTCTATTTATCTTATCATCAATACGAATCTTAATTTGCTCTTGGTTATCCGCCTGAGAGAATATGCGAATTGGACTAAGTGCTGAGTCTCCATATGATATATTTTTTTCAATTAGCATCCCAGCTATTTCAAGACACTGCGTAATAATTTTTTGACCAGATGGTGCGTTTGTTGCTATTAGTTGCAAGTCTGTAACCCACATCTGAAATCCTTTTTCTTTTTCTGGATAGCCCGCCATTATTCCATCTCCTTGTACAATTGTTTAAGTCCTCTTAGCGTTCCAATATCCATATATTGTCCGCCTGGTCTTACCGCTTTAATATTAGCGCCTTTAGATATCCATTCTTTTAATTGTTTTCCTGGGTGATCTAATGTAGTATCTATGTATCTTATCATATTCTTTCGGAATAGCATAGTCCCCCACATATCTGGATAACTACAATCATCTACCTTGTCTTCTGAATCAATTACTTTGTCATGAGATACCAGTACTTGACCCACACGGCCTTTCAAGTTTTCTCCGCATTCCCAAATACCTAAAACAAGGTCGGCAGTATTATCTTTAAATAAAGGCTTATATATATTCCCAGGTGCGTTTAATATATATGTGTCTGGCATTCCAATAAGCACAGTATCGTTATATTCTCCTACCATAAACTTTACTGCATCAGACATTGTTGATGGCTCACGAACAATTAGCTTGATATTCATATCCATATTTTGAATAATAGGTACCCACTCTGCTCTAGTAGACACTCTAACTTCATCACACACCTCAAGCATTTGCTCTACGTGCCACTGCAAAAGAGATCTTTCATCTGATATAGGTAAGCAAAATTTTGGAATGCCTCCAATCCTAGAAGCTTTTCCTGATGCTGGCAATACTCCTATGGTAGACATTACTTTTCCCATTCGTGAGGATTGAATCCGTTTGGATATGACTCATTAACCATGGGATCTTTCTTCCAAGCAATCCAACCAGCTTCTCTGTCATCACCCCAATACAAGTGAACTACATCTACATCTAGTAGGCGCCTTGCTTCTGATCCGTTTAATATCTTTACATTGTTATTTTTTAGCCAGTCCATTTCCATCAGCTCTGGCGCCCAATCATTTAAATGCTTTTGATAAGGCTCTACCCCTAGCTCTTTATACATAGCGTCTGTAAACATTTGAACATCAGTATAATAATGAACCATATGATTGTGCTTTATAATACCATCTGCACATCTTTCAACGCATAAATCTATTGCTGCTTTTAGTATTGGGCTTCCAGCTTTTGCCGCAATTACTTGCGTTGCAAGCCATGGGGTGTCTCTTTCAATGTCCAAAAGAACATCGTTATCGTCGCTTAGCCAATTAGAAATCGGTGCTTTGCAGTGAGTATCCATATCTGCATAAACGCCACCATTAATATAAAGAATTGCAAATCTCCAAAGTCCAGCTTTCATGACTCCTAGTGGCAAATTAATATATGTGTTATAAACTTCTTCTGAAAAGTTTTCTTTAAAGAAGTTTTCTCTATCTGGCCCGCTCATGTACCCGTGTTGCCATTCAGGGTTCATATGCTTCCAAGTCCCTATACTTTCCTTAGCATACTGTGGTAGATCGTCATATGGTGTTTCGTATGTTTG